AGAAGAAAAAGGGAACTAGACCCCAGAAAGGTTCGACTTGGAAAATGGCAGACAACAGAGGGAAGGGGATAGCAAAGGGAGAGTTTACGGCAAAAAGGGATACAGCAAACCAATTAAGGGCGGCGGCATTAAGAAATGTAGATGTTAGAAGCCTTGGGCAGTTTGAACCCAATGAACCTGATTATACTAGGCACTTTGCGAATCCAGAAATATATAAGGGGGCTACAGGGCAAGAATATCTGACTCAATTATTAACTTCAGATTCCATACAGAGAAAATTGAATGGAGAGCCTGACCTAAACCCATGGCAGGAATTGGCTAAAGTCTACATTGGGATGCACCAGAGACTGGCATATGACCCACTTGTTAGGGCTTACATAGATGATGAGCATAAGTGGAATATCTCAGGGAGGCCGTTAAAGTTAAGTAAAGACAGTCTTCTAAGAATGATTCCAATCAGACAAATGTGGCAAGTTGAAGCCTTAAAAAGAGTTACATGGCTAGACTTGATTACAGCTATCAGGTGGAATCGCACAAATGTCTCAGCGATTGAAACAGAAGAAGATTTTTATGCTCAACTGCAAATCCCCAGATATTTCTTTGAAATTGCCCAAACAATGGCAGATGTACAAGCTACCTACCATTGGGATTCTGAGTCCATGGAAGTTTCGCAGGCCATGCCAGTTCAGCGGCATATATTAGATGACAAAATGTTGCCGCTAGATAAGATGTTATTTATTTTTGAGAACCCTGTGAAATTCTTAGGTGGTAGGTTTTTAAGGTGGATGTTTGTTGAAAAATTCGGTGATGGAATTCATCTCACATTCGATAACAGAAATTGGTCAGAAATGATTAAGTACCAAGAACACTGGGCAACAGATTATTCTGATGGATATTATGAAGGAAATGATTCCATCCAATTTCTAAAAATTCCATTTGGAATTGAGTACCCTCTTAATGAAGAGGATATGAAATGGGAAGAACCTCTTAATAAAAAACTTATTAATGCATACCAATCTTCATCAAAAGAACTTGCCGATTATGTAATTCACTTATTGGTTTTTCTATCAAGTGGAGCATCAGAGATTGAGGAGCGTGACCTTAGTAGGGCAGAGAGAAGAAGATACGCAAACAGGGAAGACGGTACTGAAATAGACATAGACAAGATTAATGTCATAACCATTCCAAGAATGAAATTCAGGGGTTCATATCTTCCAAGTAATGTGACGCATGGAAGTGAAAGAAAAATCCAGTATAGGGGGTCTTGGTTTGTAAGTGGTCACAACAGAAAGCAGAGAATTGGAATGGGCAGAAAGGATTGGAAGTGGAAGTATATAAGGACTTACATGAAAGGTGAGGGAGAATTAATAAAAAGGATAGCAAAGGTGAGGACATGAATTTAAGTGGAGATGAGTGGACTGAAGAAGACCAGATAAGGTATGAGGAAAGGCAGAAAATTAAAGATGTTGAAAACAACGTCAAAGAAATGTGGAGGATGGAAGTTAGAAAGGTGCTCGCTCTGGAACTGATAGGAGAAGAATTAGAGAAGATGAGGAGGCTGATGTATGAGAGAGAAAGCAATTAGAACAGAAGACGGCAGGGTGGTGGCCCAGTTGAAAGCAGGGGTCTTAATCAAGTCTGGGGTAACAGAGGAGAAGCACATGCTCAAGAAGCCTCCTGCGTGGTGTTTTGACGTGAGTATGTTCAGGAACTTGGTTCTGGATACCAAGGAAATTAAATCGTCCCCATATCAGGACAATTATGTTTACAGGATAACAGTTCAAACGTCTGATACTGGCAAGGAGTATTCCGTGGACTCTGCAACCTTCTTAGAGAAGTGCAAGACAATGGACAGGGGGCATAACAAGCAGTACATGCTTCCCTTGCAATACTGGGACATCAAGGGAGAAGAACCAGAAGGGGAGCAATTGAGATTAATTTAATGGGTAAAGGGAAAAGATTCTTTTTTATTTATAACAAGGATGTGAAGAGGCTATCCAATTGGGAACTTGAGCATGAGAAACATGAGGCTGATATCTACATGGGCATCTTCAAAAGAGTAGGGGATAAACTCAATCTTTTTGAAAGGCATAGGGTGAGGCAAATCTATCAAGAGATAAAGAAAAGAGAGCAATTTTAATATTAGTGGATAAAAGGCTTGACACATGTAAAGGACATGTGGTTTAATACCTGTAGTTAGAAACAAGTTAAGTTCAGGAGTTAGAAATGAGAAACACAGATTTAATAATAAATGACATGAGCAAAAGTGATGCAAATGCAATTATCAAGGCTGTTGATAAGCTAGTTGAGTTGGGACAAATTGAACAACCTAACTGGATAATGATGGACAGCAAATCAGGGACGGAATCTGATTCGCAATGGGCAAGAGTTGAGAAGAAGAACAGGAAATTATTCAAAGCCATGCGTGAGGCAAAAAGGAGTTAGCCTATGAAGAATATCAGGGTGAGGATTTGGATGGGGCAGATAAAAATTTACTGGCAATCATAAATTAGTCTTGAGGGGGAAGAGGGGAGAAGTGCAACTGGACTTTCTCTCTCAAGTATAGAAGGCGATATGAAATGCACAGGTCTTGGGGGCAGACCATAAAGCCCCCTAATAAAAAAGGAGTTTATATGACACAGTTTTCTACAATCGTGGTTGTTGGCACTGCTGACCAAAGGAGCAAGCGGTACTATGACCATGTGCAGATATTTTCAGAAGACACGGCATTCTATGCCAAGAAGATTGCTCCTCCCAAACTCAGAGAGGGTCATGGGGGAAGATGCTTTGACCATGTGATGGATGCAGATGTGATAACCATGCCACGGTTCACCAATACAGAGGAGCAACCAGAGGTTCATTTGAAAGTAAGGATGATAATGGATGTAGTCTGGGGAAATCACTTTTATTTTCGGATTGGATGCCAGTGGTACAAGTTCACAGATGAGCATAAGTGGGGGCAAAAGGCATATTGCAGGATTAAAAATATATCAGTATCAAGGAAGGCCAAGGCTCTTGCTTTTAATGCAAGAGCAGAGGCTGAAAAGGTGACAGTATGAGCCATGAAGGTAATGACAAAATTATTGATTCTATGATGGATGAACTTCCCCCAGACAGTGTGAACAAATGCTTCCAGTGCGGCTCTGCCCTTGAGGAAAGAAAAGGGTATGTTTATTGCACAAGACCAAACACAGGAAAGTCTGTGTCTATGTTTGACGTTAGAACTTGTTATTACACATGGAATACACACCCCAAAAACAGGATTATTCCTTCACTGGAAGAACTACACAGAAGGGTATATGGAGATGGCAATGAGACTGTATGACATAGAAGAAAAAAGGGCTGTTGAGGTCTATGACAGTCCCTTACTGGACACCATGGTGGAAAACCGCAGAACAGGCTTACAGGAGGCTTTAAAAGACGCAGGACTGTGGGATGAAGAACTGGAGAAGTTATGGCAGGAGGAAGAAAAAAGATGAAAGTAACAATTGCCAGAATTAGGTCTAACGTAAAATATAATGCCCCGCTTAATACAGTGTTAGATAGTTTCTTTGAGAATTATGTTCTGTGGAAACAATCCAGACCAGATTTAGAGTTTGACACATATAACATGTCTTTTGATAAATCTAGACCAGTACGCACTCCAGAGACTATAAAGAATGCGGATGTAATAATCATCCCCAGTGATTCAGAGTTTAGGTATCATGGGGAAATTCAGATAAATCCTAAAGATTTAGTCAAGTCTGAAAACCATATCCATGCCATAAGACCGTATTTTGAAAACAAGCAAGTTATTATCTGGCGGTCTGACCGTGGAGATACAGAAGAACTTTACAGAAATGAAACATTGAAAGGTATCAATTTGAAGTCTCTTGATGTTATTGATGAAGTAGATTTTTCTGGCAATATACACGGTATGAAATACCATTTTATCCAGAGCCTTAAAGATTCACTTTTGGATATTTCTTGCCCTAAAAGTATTGATTTCGGGTATTGGGGGAAAATGAAAAAGGGTGATGATAGGGCTAAGACGTTACGCAAAATTTACCGTGATGACGATATATCAACTGTTTTAGTTGGAGGATTTCCTACTGGAATAATTCGGGATTCAAAGTGGATTAAAGATTGGAATATCTTATATCCTATGTTAGAGCCAACTAGGGCTACATTATGCTTTAATTGGATAGATGAAACAGCAACAACGGCACGATATCCTGAAGCGTTATCTATCGGGATGATTCCATTCGTTTGGATGAACTACGATAAAAACAACACTTATAACATTGATGACTGGCAGAGGGTGTTTTCATTTGAAGATTTTAGAGAAAAGGTACTGGAACTGAAAGACCCTAAAGTCTTTGAAGCTAAGTTAGAACAATACCGAAATAATTACAAGAAAGTTCTCTTATCAAGACAAGAATATTTCAATCAATTTTCAACAGCAATGAATAAAATATTGGTGAAGTAAAATCATGCAAGAAATTGAATTAGGATTGTTTAGGCAAGGATTATTTCCAGAATCACCAAAACAGTTAGAGTTAGTGTCGATTAGTGCAAATTTAGGGTCTAAATTGAATGCTGTCTGGCACAGTAGATTGCCCGATATTCATCCTTCCAACATCACCCGAAATAGGAATTATATTTGTTTTGCCACCATGTTCGATTGGAGATATTTTTCTGCGGCTATATGGTCTTCTCCTGTTAATCAGAGTTTTGATATAGATTCTGTATTGGAATTAAGGCGGTTGGCTATTTCTCCCGAATCTCCCAGATTCACAGCAACTTGGATGATATCGAAAATGATAAAGAATATTCAAAAGAAACTGCCTAGAATAACTAGGTTAATTTCTTATCAGGACACTGATGTGCATACAGGTACAATATACAAAGCCGCCAATTGGAAAAATATGTCCACTGTTAAATACAGGACATGGGATGAAAGCCGTGAACGCAATGAATCCCAGTCCACAGCAGATAAAATTAGATGGGAATATTTATTAAAATAATAATTGCTCAATTTCCCTATTGACATATGTAAAGTAAGTGTGTACCATAGTCCCATAAATCAATTAAGTAAGGAGTTTAGACATGGGATTCACATTCGGACAGGCAAGCATTGCAAGGGTAAGCAAAGAGAATAGGCAAGACACAGATGTCATAGTCTTGATGCACGGCTTAATTAAAAAGGAGAACTTCTCCATCCACAAGGTTGGATGCAAGGACACCCGAAAAGAGGCCATGAAAATGATGTCTCAATCTGGTGGAAGGTTCGCCAACACCAAGTTAGCAATAGAGTCCTGCATAGATGAGGAAAGTTGCATGATGGGATGGGGCGAACTTGACTGGGAAGAGCAAGTAAAAGTTAACCCTTGTGCAATGGATGCAAGCTACAAAGAAAACGCTAACCAAGAGCCTACTGTCTTGGTAGAAAGGGATGAAAACTACTAATCAAAAAGGAGGGGCGAAAGCCCCTCCACAAGCCATATTAAAGGAGTTAAAAATGGCAACAAAAGTTACATACGAATGGATACTAGCATCAGTTAAGGTGGTAGGGACTAAGGAGCAATGGGGATACCAGAAAGAGGTGCTTGATGCTGATGGGAATTTGATAAGGGGTGCAGATGCTGTTTTTGGAGATTCCATACACCAGATAATGTCAGATATGGGGACATCATTAGTTACCTTCCCAATTGCCTCCACCACCATGGAGATATGGGACAAGGGACTTAGAATGGTGAATAAAGTGAAAGCAACTCAAACTTTCAGGTTAGTTCTTAAAAGGACTCAAACCACAGACATTCCATATTCATGGAACGGACAACAGCGTGAAAGAAATCTTTATGCTCATGTTGATGAATATGGGAAGTTGGATGATTTCTTCCAGAAAGACCAATTTGGCAATGTGGAAACAAAAAGAGAAAAGAGTTTTTATGGAATGAGTAAAGTTCCCATTTTTGGGGTAGCAATACCACAGAAATTCCATAAAGAACTGAGGGCAAATAAAGAGGCCCAGAAGTTCGGAAATTTTGGAAAGGCTTTTAGAGAAACTCACGGTTCAGTCCATGGTTTCATGTCAGGGAAACGCAATTGCAGGAGATGTGAGGGCCTTATGGGGACAAGCCCATTCCTTGCATCAGAAGATGTTCCAAAGATGGAAATTAAGTCCCTTAAAAGCCAGTCATACAACAGTTATTTGGGAATAAGGTATGCCATGGTTGCAACTTGCACAAACAGCCAATGTGACAACAGGGAATACATCCAAGACCCTCAACAACATTGGAACAGAGGGCATGAGTTATTAAAGTGCTTGACATGTGTCAAGTAGTATGAAATAATCCTTTCATATTAAAACAAAGTCTCATATAAAGGAGTTAGTTATGAGCAACACAGTACATGCAGTAGGAAGCGAAATCACAGGTGGAGTTGTTGTAGCAACAACACAGGCAAGATGCAATAAGAAGAACGTCCAGAGCGGAATGACAATCAGTTCCAACTGGGAAGATGTCACATGTGGCAGTTGCTTGAAGACATATGTAAGGCATGATGGCAGGAAAAATTCACCCCTTACCTTGTTGGAGTATGAGCATGAATATGTCACCAAGGTGGGAGAACTGGAAGAGCAGGAAAGGCTCTCAATCTGCTGTGGTGCAGATGAGGATGAGAACATTGAAAATATGTGCAGTGCATGTCATGAAAGCACTACCTTCTTCAAGGTTTTCGGCCCAGAGAAAGAGGAGGAGGAGGAGACTAATAATAGAGGCCATGGAGTAAAAAAGTCTCATATAACGGTAGGTAATTCTGAGGATGGCACACTAAGAGAAATCCCTGTAAACGATATTGTATGGACACACAGGGGATGGTTCACAAAGAGTGATAAGCGGTTTATAGCAGGCAAGCTGTTTGATTTACTAGGACAAGGAAAGGGAAACATGGCATAACAGTTAATAGTTCTAAACCAGTTTAATACTTATAAAGACATAACGCCCCCCCTCTGTAAGAGGGGGGGTGTTATGTTATATATATTAAGTAAATAATAAATAAAATAATATATACTTACCATCACAGTAACTTAACATGGCAAAGAAGAATGAAAAAACAGTCAAAATCCAGTTAAGACGATACCAAGCACTAGAGTTGAAACTGGCAGGAAGTACCACTAGAGAAATCGCCGTGGTGCAAGGAATAAGCCATGTCCAAGTCCATCATGACATTAAGAAAGTTCTTGGTGAAATGGCAGACGCAACCTCCAAGCAAGCAGACCATCTCAGGGCAATGACTATGGCAAGGTATGAGAAACTCTTACAGGCTCACTGGCATCAGGCAATGGGAGGAGACTACAGGTCTACAGAGATGTGTTTATCGGTATTGGGAGGACAAAGGGCAATAGCAGGACTGGATGCTCCAACGCAAGTAACAGGGGCTGATGGTGGCCCACTAAAAATCAGCATTGATGAACTGGCAAAGATGGCAGAAGTAAATGGTTATTTCCCAACAGAAGAAATCCCCCCAAGAGGTAGTCTTCCAGAATTTACAACATCCTAGATTCTTCATGGAGAATGTCTTAGGGGCAACCCCTTACGACAAGCAGTTGGAAATCATGGAAGCTGTAAAGACTAACCGTAGAGTATCTGTTGTTGGATGCAACGGTTCAGGGAAAGACTGGACGGCGGCAAGGACGCTGTTGTGGTGGATGTGCATGGCATATCCCTCCAAGGTTATCGTCACTGGCCCAACATATAGGCAAGTCCATGAAATCGTCTGGAATGAGGTCAGACATGCTTACAGGAACTCCAGAGTTCCGTTCAAGGGCAGGATGTTTGAAACTCCCAGATATCACCTTGATGAACAGCACTATGCACTGGGTTTCTCATCAGGTGATGAGTTCCACATGCAGGGCTTCCACAGCCCCAATTTGCTTGTTATCGTGACAGAGGCTCATGCTGTATCAAGGGAAGAAATTAATGCCCTTAGAAGGCTCAACCCGAAATGTATCCTGATGACAGGGAACGCTTTTGTTTCATCTGGAGAATTCTACGATAGCCACCATGGAAGAAGGGATGTGTGGAAGGCTATTAATATATCGGCATATGATACCCCTAACTTACAGGAAGGCAGGGAAGTTGTTGCAGGAATGATGACATTGGAGGATGTTGAGGAAAGGAAGGTGGAATGGGGGGAAGGTTCGCCGCTTTACAGGGGTTCTGTATTAGCAGAGTTTGTTGAAGAGTTGGATGACACGGTGATTAACCTGTCTACTGTCAGGGAAGCCACTCAAAGGCTCTCAGAGCCGCAAGGAGAGGTTATTCTGGGCTGTGACATAGCAAGGTTCGGAAAAGACAAGACGGTGGTCTTTAAAAGACAGGGTGATTTAGCAGAGATGGTGTGGCAGACTCAGGGCAGGGACTTGATGACGATAGCAGGATGGATTGGACGTTATGTAACAGAGAATGAAGTGGACACAGTGGTGATTGATGACACTGGACTTGGAGGTGGTGTAACAGACCGATTGAGGGAAACAATAGGACATAAGAACATAGTTCCCTTTAGAGCGGGAGCAAAGGCTAGTAGGGGGGAGCAATTCGGCAATCAGACCACAGAGGCTTGGTTTGCACTGAAGGACTGGTTGGAGGGCAATGGGCAGATTCCCAATGAGGACACTTTAATTGGACAACTGGTGAGCAGGCGTTATGAAATCCGTTCTGACAGGAGTTTAATTCTTGAGAGCAAGCAGAAGATGGCTAACTCTCCAGATGAGGCAGACGCACTGGCAATGACCTTTGTAGACATGGCAGGAGTTGGAGTATGGTAAAGAATCAATTTTATGGTCAGATGGCTTTGGGTAGCAGTATGCCGTCTTATTATATTCACCGTCCCTATGGACGGTTTAACGCTGACGATTTACAAAAATTAGACCAAAGATATGAGGTTATAAATAACCTGTGTATTGAAAACCCCAAAATCACATTGGCTGAAATAGCCACCCATGTTGACGTTAGTGAGTCAAGGGTGGCTCAGTTAATTAATCAATACAATAAGAGATTCCCCAATACGCCCATAATCAGGACAGGTAAATGAATATGGTGAAGTATTTCAGATGTGCCATGTGCAATAAACTTTTAGCTGAATATGCAGTGAAAGGAACTATCATTGTCTGCTCCAGATGCAAGCATAAAAACTTTGCTTAGATATTCGTAAGATTAGTTGTTGACATATGTAAAGAGTTCAGGTATTATTCCCATATAAACAAGTTAGCAGGGAGTTAAAAATGAAACTAATGACTAGGGAAATCCAGAACCAGATACCTTCACTATACGAAACAGAAGAGGCATCAGGACACAGAGTGTATGCAAAGTATTTTCACCCATTCAGCAATTGGACATGGTACGCATGTGAATTTGATGCAGACCAAGGATTATTTTTTGGATTAGTTAAGGGTCAAGACATGGAAATGGGTTACTTCACATTAGCAGAATTGGAAAGTATCAATATTGCAGGATTGCCAATAGAGAGAGATTTGCATTGGGACAATGAAGTAACAATTGAAGAGATTAAGTTAGTTAGTTAGAAACAAGCAGGGGGGAGGCAACTCCCCCCAAGGAGTTAGCAAAGTGGATACTAATAGAAAACTTTATTTAGACGGCATGATTACAGAAACAGAGTACAGAAAGGCTGTTATCTCTGAGAGAGTGGAAAAGGTAGCAAGCAAGTTTGATGCTTTGCTCTGTATTGCAAAGCCTCAGTTCAGGGACAGCATCAGCAATGATGACGTTACCAAGATATTTGATTATCTGCACTCTGAGTTAAAGGAAACAGAGAAGGCTATCCTGAAGGGTAAGAAGACGTTTGCATTGAGGACTTGATTCATATGGTAGAATAAAAAACCAGTGGTCAAGGCAAGTACCCTCAAGCTATGGAGGGTCTATGCCAAACTGGTTTCCGTTCTTTCAGAAAGAGGTTACATATGATGTGGCTTCATCTGTTCCATTAGTAAATGATTTGTCTGCTGTGATGTATCCGGAAGACAATTATGGCAACTACGCAAAAGAAGGCTATGGACGGAATTCAATTGTCCATGCTTGCATCAGGGAACTTGCAACTGGCACAGCCGCCGCAAAGTTCTATGTTCAAAAAGACACATCAGACGGATTAGTTGAGGTTGAGGGAACTCCCCTTGCTAATCTCATCATGTACCCCAACGGCACTCAGGATTTCTACCATTGGTTGGAAAGACTGGTAACTTACCTGTATGTCTCTGGAAACGCCTATATTCTTAAAGAACGCTCCAGAGGTAACCAGATTACTGGGCTTTACCTCTTACGACCTGACAGGGTGTCTATCATGCCTTCAGGAGAAGGTGTTAAGGGCTATTCATATCAAGTGGATGGCAAAGAGTATTTCCTGAAGCCTGAAGATGTGGGACACATGAGTTTCCCAAATCCTAATGGTGACCTGTATGGACTTTCCCCATTACATGTTTTGGCTAAGACCATAAATCTTGATTTAGCAATGACAGACTTTGCCAAGGTGTTCTTCCAGAACGCAGGAGTTCCAAGTGGACTGCTTAAAGTAAAACGCAGGCTTACCTCCCAAGAGGAAGCCACAAGAATCAGGTCAAGGTGGAGGTCATCATTTGGTGGCACTAATAACTTCCATTCGGTTGCAGTATTAGATGATGATGCCGAATATCAGCAAATGGCATCCGCTCCTGCTGAAATGGCTTTGACTGATTTACATAACCACACAGAATCAAGGATTTGTGCTGTTCTGGGAGTTCCTCCCATTTTGATATCAGCAAATGTGGGTTTAGCAAGGTCAACCTTCTCTAATTACAGGGAAGCACGGTTTTCTTTCCATTCTGAAACACTAGAACCCTTAATAGACAAGATTGTGCGATTCCTTAACTACTGTGTTGGCATGGAGATGGGGGAAACCATTGCTGTAGACCTTACAGAGATGAGGGGCTTTCTTGATGACAAGGAAACCATCAATGCAAGAGCGTCCCAACTGTTTACCAGTGGAATTGTTACATTGAATGAAGCAAGGGAAATGGTAGGGGAAGATGCTCTTCCAGATGGTGAGGTAAGACGGTTACCAACCAACATTATTGAGTCCATGTCTCCAACAGAAAGTCTGGCAGGGATGTCTCCTTTTGCCTCTTTATATTCAGCTAAGAAAGATGATGCTGTGGTATATAGGGGAAAGGCTATGGGAAAGGAACTGAACAGAGATAGAGACTCATTAACTGAAAAATACACGCCAGTATATACCAAGTATTTTAAAAGCCAGAAAAGCAGGGTTGATGGAATCTTGGGAAGATTTCTCAGCAGGGACTTTGAGATAGAAAAAGCGGGGGGATTTCCCTTTACTGCTGATTCATTAATTCCAGATTCGGAACTGGGCAATCTTAGTGAACTGCTTTGGAAGATGTACTTGGAGGTTTCAAAGAATACCTTTGGAATTGTGAACTCCAGTGGACTGGCAGGAGAACTGGAATGGGCAGAGGCCCATCCGGTAGTTGCACAGGTTTTAACAACTGTCCCAACCAGAGCCACAATGATTCACTCAACAACGCATAAGCATGTGAAAGGTGCAATTGATGTGGCTTTTGAAAGAGGGTATTCAATAGAACAACTTGCAAGAGGTGTTCCAGATGAAGGTTTCAAGGGAATCAAGACTGTAATGCAGGAAACTGAGAAAAGAGCGGTTTTAATTGCCAGAACAGAAATAATGAGAAGCCAGAATCTGACCAGTGTGAACATGTTCAAGAATCAGGGCTTTGAGTGGGTTCGGGCATTTGATATTGATGGTGGCCCTAATGATAACTATGTTCCTGCGGGTGACCCTTATGGAAGAACCTGTATTGAAAGGAATGACCAGATTTATAACGTAGAAGACGCTTATGACATAGAAGACCATCCCAATGGAACTCTATCGTGGATTCCAATGCCCAGAAACTATGTACCAGAAGGAGTAACGGTATGATTCATAAAAGTATAGAAGTTGCAGAAGCCAAGGCTGTGGACGCTTCACAGGGTTTGGTGGAGGCGTTTACAAACACAATGGGAGTTATTGATTCTGATGGGGATGTAATTGACCCTATTGCATTCAATGGTTCTATTGCCAAGAATCTTCCTTTGCCAGTTCTGGCAGGGCATGACCAACATTCCGTGGTTGGCAAGGTTATTTCTGCAAGACCAGTTCACATTGCTGATGATGAGTATAAGTTATATACACTCATGCAGATGAACATGGAAACCCAATCAGGAAAAGAGGCGTTTTCAAATGTCTCAGGAAACTTTGTCAGGGAATGGTCAGTTGGGTTTAATGTTCCAGAAGAAGGGTGGGAAATTGAGGGGACTGGAAAGTCCCAGACCAGAAGAATCAAAGAACTGGACTGGGTGGAAGTAAGCACTGTTATTAGAGGTGCTAGTCCTCAAACGGCTACCATTTCTGCAAAGGCAGAAAACAATGAGGAGAAGCCAAAAACCTTGTTGGAAATTTATACAGGTGACACTCCTGAAGACAATGCCTCTGGCACAGATGTCCAAGAGACTGATGCCCCAGACACAGAATACCTTCAGGCACAAATAGATTTGCTTAAATTAAAAGCAAAGAAAAAGAAACCTAAAAGATACTAGGAGGTATCAAGTGGAAACCTCAGAAATGAGAACACATGCAAATTATCTGCTTGAAAAAGCAGATGAAACCCTCAAAGAGGGGAAAGTTGAAGATGCTAAAGCGATGATTCTTGAAGCAGGAAATGAGCTTCAAGCCGCTGAAGCTAAAGAAGAAGCCGCAATTGACTTGGCAAAACTCAGAGGCGAAATTAACAAGCCTATGAATACTGTTCCAGTTGCGTCAACAGATATTGCCTTGCACAACCTTGATGAAGGTGGAGCAGAACTGAGGGCAAGCTATAAGCCTGCCG